CGTTTAGAATACAATTATACTAGATTAAGGGGGATATCAACCGATTATGAAGAGGCGTAGAAGACCTTTGTGGTGGAAAGATCCCCCACACCAGTCTTAACTATATCTTATTTTTTCTTAGGAGGCAACTTAAATCCCTGAAACCAGGCAGGAAGTCCTAGGAAAGGACGTTTGTCATAGATGTTTTCTTTAGCAGTTTTTTGGGTTCGATCATTATAATGAAGAAAGACCTGACCACAATCTTTACCCGGAAAAGCATCTCTCCAATGTTCAAGATCGCATCCAGAATAAAGAAGCATGTCTCCGGGTTCCAGATCCACTTTAATTCCAGCCATGCCTGTCTTACCTGAAGGTTCCAGATAAATAGGCCAGGGATCTCCCCCTAGATTTAAAGTGGTAGAAACTTCACAGGAATAACGATCCTTGTGTCGATGAAGAATATCTCCTGTTTTATAAATCCGTGCATAAGCATAAGTTTCCTGCAGCTTATAGCCGGTTTCTTTTTCCATTTTTTCTTTTAAACCGTGGAGTAACGTTTCCATTACAATATCTCCATAGACAGAATAAGTATTCGGAACTTGTTGATCATTCCACACCCCCCATTCTTTTGTAAAAGGAGAAATCCATTTATGATCAAAAAAGAATCTTGCGACTTTGCGTTTGTTTAACAGATAAGTATAACAGAACTTAGCGAGTTCAGGGGTGACAGCTTTAGGTAAAATTTTATATTTATTTTTTTTGAACATTTTTTGCTTTCATCAGTTGTTTTTTTCTTTCATCAATTAAAGTCTCTACAAAATCAGCAGGATATTTTTTAGGGTGTGCAAGCATCGCTTTGATATAGGCATTGTGGGTAGCCCCCATTGCATTATGAATCTTAGGCAGATGAATTATTTTATTTTTTTTTAGCATTATAACCTACTATATTTGTGGGAAAAGCCTGAACATTAAAATGAATGAAACGAAAAGGTTCATAGGCATTATCGACTGAATACATATGGGGCATATAAGAATTAAAAAATATAAGTCGTCCTGGTTTAACGACATAATTAACCTGATAAGAAGCGTCCGTAATTTTACTGTTATCTTTAGCGGGTAGCAAATTCATCATACGACCGGGTCGTGGATCTTCAAAAATAGGTAATGATGTTTTTTCACTGGCTTTTAAAAAATAGAATCCAGAGATATGGCCATTCCAATGCGTATGCAAAGTATGATGACCTCCTCCATCTTTAGCGAATTCCTGGACCCATAGTTCAGTAATAAATATAGTATGATTCATTAGATCAAATCCTTGTTCGGTTAATAAGTTATGAGTGGTTGCTCCAATATAATCCTGAAGAGGTTTAAAATCAGGATCGCCGATTAAAGAATGTGAATGATGAACCATGGCATGATCGCCTTTGTTTCCCATTTTTTTATTTCGTTCCTTAATGACTTCGGCATTAGTTTCCTTGGCTTTTTCAATATATTTATCAGAGGCCTTATTAAAAGGTTTTATCCATTCCGGTTTATCAAAATAATAAATGGGACAGGTAAAATAATCTTCTCGTATCAATTGATCTTTTTTAGGAGGTTCTGTTTTCTCTGTCATTTGAAAGGCCATCCCAGATTCCAGATCACCAGACTATATCTCGATCCTTTAGTTACGGGTCGAACCCGATGCCATACAAAGGAAGGAAAAATAACCATCGATCCTTTGGGTCTAATCTGTTTACATACCATAGTATTTCTTTTTTTGTCTGGATCTTTATTTCTTAGATCAAATTCCAGTTCTCCTCCTTTATAATCTTTTTCATCAGATAAAGAAAGGGTAACGGATAATTTTCTTATTTTGCCATGACTGTTAGGGTCATTAGGTTTGTCATAGGCTCCTTCCCAACTGTCACAATGCCAGTCATAGTATTGACCCTTGTTATATTTAGTAAATTGACAGGCCTCAGAATAGTCCCATTGAAAATTCCAGCCTGCATTAGCACCGGCCTGACGAATATAAGGATGAAGCTCTTTATAAATCCAGTCTTCAGATATCCAAACTATATTTGAATCCCTTTTCTTTTTTAAATCTTTAACCTGACGTTGGTTTAATTTTTGATCCCCGTAGCCACCGGTAAGAGCCAGTTGTTCCCGCGTCTGTAATCCATATTTAATAATGTCATCACAGATATGAGTGGGGACAGCACTTTTAAAATACCAGTAGTAATTTTGTAAATTCATCTTTCTCTTTCTTTATACCATCCCTAAGGATGTAGTCAATTCTTCTCAGATTCCCTTAAAACGTAGGATATACACGTGAAGCGGAGAAAATTTTACGTCCAAGTTCCAGCAACTTTATTTACATATTGAGCTTTTTGTGGCCACATACCCGGAGCTGTTACAGAAGCAAGGGCAGCTTCTTTAATAATAACAATTCCTGAACCACCTTGACCACCTGGACCACGTGGGCCTCGAGCATCACCTCCACCACCGCCGCCACCTGTATTAACAGTTCCAGCTCCGGCAGGTACACCTGCGTTACCACCACCACCTGGACCACCTGTTCCACCACACCAAGCTCCATCAGCACCTCCGCCGCCTCCACCAGCGTAAAGAACTGGACTTCCTGTAATACATGTTGCTAGACCTGCACCACCTGGAGAAATTCCGGGTGCTCCTCCTGGAGTCCCTTGGATTGCAGCGGCACTTTTTCCACCACCTCCTGCAGCATTACCTCCACTTGAATCACCACCATCTTTTCCTTGAGTACAAGGAGTGGGAGGAGTGTTTCCTAATCCTTGATTACAAGGACCTCCTGAACGATTACCTCCACCGCCTGATCCACCAGGACCGCCGGGTTGTACGGGACCAGGAGAAGGGCCACCACCTCCACCTCCACCTGTTGAAGTAATAGGGCTAGAGGTTGTTGCAAAAATTGAATCGCTTCCTTTTCCACCTCGAGTAATACTTGGATAAGATATACCGCTACCACCACCACCAATTGTAATAGGGACAGCTGAAGCAGGGACTGCATGACAACTGGCTGTTCTCATACCACCACCGCCACCACCTGCGCCAGAATCGGTACTTCCTCCGCCACCACCAGCAACTACTACATATTCAACAACCGTTGTAAGGGGTTGAGCTGTAAAGCAACCCGGAGCCGTGAAAGGAGTGATTCGTTCTGCCTGACACAGAACGTTGGGTGTATTAGGGGGTCCGATAATTCCGCCATTAGCCATTGAATTATATTACCTCCTATGCGTCGTCTAATACTTCGTATGATATGAATAAGTCGAGTTTGTTAACTGTAGAACCACCACCTTTTAAACTATCGCCTTCCAGTAAATAGATAGGAGTGTCTGATACTACTAAAGATGAATCTGCAGGTACTGAAATTGTTTTTGCTAAATAAACTGTAGTATCTGCTGCGGTTGGAGTTAATCCATTAGCTGCTGCAGTTCCCATTCCGTCAATAAATAAATTTAAATCATACGCTGTTGTACCATCCACATTAGCACATACGATTCTATTAATTTTTAATATTTTTTCTGCGTCTACTGTAACTAATGTATCCGTTAAACCAGCAGTTAAATTCCATCCGTAATTACCACCGTAGATAGTTGTGACTGCTACTATATTTGGGTTTGCCATAATTAATTCCTTCTATTGTTATTATCCGAAAATCATTGCCATTGCAATAGCTTTCCCGGTTGTTATTCCAGCTGCGGCTGGAGTTACAAAACTCATCGCTCCTGAGCCGTCTGTTGATAATATTTGATCTGCTGACCCATCGGCTGCTGGAAAACTATAGGCCGCCTGGACAGCTAAAGTTCCTGCAGATCCTCGGGTACTTAACATGCCTGAAGTTAAAATATCGGTTCCATTATGATAACAGAAGATATTTGCATTAGGAGGAATAACAACTCCTGTAGCACTGGTTACTTTAAAGGTTAGGGTATAACCATTTCGTGTCGTTTTATCTAAAACTAAAAATCCTTTTTCAATATTGACTGGACCTGTTCCAGCGGTCGCTGGAATATTTAAAACTCTAGTTCCTGCTAGACTGCCTGTAAGTTCAAGAATAAAATTTCTTCCATTAGCACTGGCACCATCAGTCATAGCTAATGTAACATCGGTTGATGCCATATCAACGGCAAGATAGCCCCATGTTTCTGCGATTAAATCTAAATTTGTATTTGTTTTTGTACCCCAGGTACCGGCGTTTTCGCCAGTGGCCATTAATTGGATACCTAAATTGTTATATGTTGATGGCATAATTTCCTTAAGCTACTTCTTTTCCAGTTACATCTGTATAACCCGTATTGGATCCAGTTGCAACATTAGAATACGAAGTATTTGAGCCCGTGTCAATATCTGCATAATGAACTGCATAAGCTATTCCTACACTCGCAGTTGCCGACATCCCTGTTAATTCTACAGTTGTATAAGTAGAAATAGTAACACTTCCTATACCTGAAGTCGCTGCAATTCCCGTTAATGGAACTCCAATTTCTGTAACTACTGATCCAAGAGAAGCGGTTGCTGAAATTCCAGTGGGTTGGACCAGTGGATTTGAACTAATGGTAACTGAGCCTACTGTCGAAGTAGCAGATAGGCCTGTTAACGTAGTTGTATTATAGGATCTTATGACTGGCGTCCCATCAGAAGAAGTCGCTGAAAGCCCTGTGACAGGCACACCAATTTCTGTAATGACGGATCCTAGTGAAGAAGTGGCGGATAATCCTGTAAGAGTAAAAGAAACATCTCCAACAATAGTCGGTGTTCCCACCGCAGAAGTTGCAGAAAGTCCTGTAAGCGGAACTCCTATTTCAATAATAGGTGTTCCTACACTTGAAGTTGCTGAAATTCCAGTAAGAGGAATGGTACCTGCGGTAATAGTTCCCCAGCCATTTTCACCCCAAGTTAAAGTTCCCCAACCCGGATAAAAAGAAGGTATTGGTGTTCCTAAAGAAGATGTGGCTGAAAGACCTGTAAGAGAAACAGTAAGACCTGATTCGCCCCAGTTTTCAATACCCCAAGAATCACTACCCCATCCTTCAACATTGTAAGCTTCAACG